TGGTCGAGTTCGCCGTCCGGCAGACCGCTCACACGGCCACGCTGGAACAGATCGGCCTGGATCTGCCGTTCGTTCTCGGGATGATTCTTCAGCCGTCCGTAAGCCCACGCATGCAGCGTGCTGTTGCGTTGGCCTTCCGGCACCGGCGTCATATCCGGCGTGCCATTGGAATTCGACGTGGCACGCCTATCGGCCATGACATCGTCCAGACTCATTTGCGGCGCGTCCGGCTTCGGCTCGTTCGTGTACCCGAAATCCTTGAGCATGCGCATGACCGCCTCGCTCGCCTCCGGCACCACGCCGGCGGGCAGATCCGCCAGCTCATACCGTTTGCCGTCGATGACGCTGCCAGGGCCAAGCACATAACCCTTGTTGCTCACACGCAGATCGATCGGCAGATTCTGCTCATGCACCGCGTTCTTCAGCAAGCCGATATCCATGCCGGCCGGCATGCGATAGTACAGGTGCACGCCATGCGGTGTTTTCGTGACCAATGTGGCAGGGAGCATGTCGCCGCCATAGTCGCCCGTCAACGCCTGCAAGCACTGCCAACCATCAGGACCGCCATCCTCGGACGGCTTGTCGCAGTCGATGACGAAACAGTCGCCGAGCGGAACGACCGCATAACGACTCATCTGACCGGTGATGAACGATGCGTCCACGTGGCTCTCGTCGGACGGATTCAACCGCTTCCACGACAACGACACCTTCCCGTCGACCGGACCGCCGGCCTTTCGCGCTTTGCCTTCGCATGGCGCGAAACCGACATGGCCGTCCAACGCGGATTCGACGATGCCGGCCAGATCATGACAATCGCCCACATCCTCCAACGGGAGCAGACTGTCACGAGACGGCTTCGACAACGCACGTTGCACCCAGTTGTCTTCCGGTCTGGTTTCGTCGTTAAGAGCGGAATTCCGATACACGTCGAAACGATCACGGTTAACGACACGGACGACACGAGGCTGTCCCTTGCCAGGCAATGCACGAGAACGCGCGTTCTCCAGACCAAGCACATCCATAAGGGACTGCGGGATGGTCGTGTGGAATTCCTTGCGGTAGTCGCCTTTCACGGCAACCGGGTCACCGTACTGCTCTTCGTTCGACGCGATTTCACTGATCAGCCAATACATCTCATCCGAGATGTTGCGGGCAGGACTCAGATTCACGATTTCCGGCTCGTCCGACCTCTCCCACAGGCGGCACGACAGGACGAAAAACGCGGCAGGATGATGCTTGCAGAATCCCTCGATCGCATGATACTGGTCATACGATCGACCCTTCGACTGGTGGAATTCGACCTTGATGAAGCGTCGCACGTCCGAATTCTCACCGGAATCAGCGAACTGCATGTTAGTCAGAATCAGCAACGTCGCAGATGGCGTCATCACGCGATAACGACCGCCGGTGACGCGGGCATTGACCTGCGAGCCGGTCGACAACGCGCGCAGCAGGGGAAGCATGCCTTCCGTGACCGCGCAGGCCTCGTCATCAATCGCGAATGCCTTGCCGTCCATCTCATCGTTCATCGATTCGCGGCCAAGCGTATATCCGCCGCCAGCGCAGTACGATTGCACGCTGAAACCGGGAAACACCTTGCCGACGCCCAACACGCCAAGCAACGCCTGGCGGGCGATCAGCGTCTTCCCGTCACCGCCATGCCCGGACAGCACATAGGACAATTGTTTGAATGGTTCGAGCCATGGGGTTGCGAACATGCGGCATAGATTCGCATAGGATTTCTCGTCGACGGTGAGCCATCTGAGGATCCGTTCAGCGTCCTTCAACGCCTGATTGCCCATGCCGGCAGGCGAGAAAGTCTGTGTGACGGCGATGTCCGGCTCATCCTGCAGGCAAACGACTTTGCCGTCGCGGCGCACCCATACGTATGGGTCGCAGCGTACTCCGCGTTCGACTTGGTCGAACCATTGGCTCCGCTTCGCCTCGCGCAGGATCGTTGCCGAGTAGAGCGGATTGCGGTCGCTGCTGCGCGCGTTGCCGCCGATATGGTATTCGTCCTCGATGGTCTTGACCGGATGCCAGCTGTTGAGGATGAGTCTTTCGCCGTCGTGGTCGGCCATGTCCGGGTCGCGACGCCAGAGCCTGTCCTGTGACGGACAGTAGCGCAAATGGCCTTCGCGGAGTTCCCATATGGCTTTCTGGTAGCCCGCCGCGACGACGGGCTCTTTTTTGCGGTGGTCTTCCTCGGTGCCGCCTTGGCAGACGAGTTGGAGATTGCGGCCGTCGATGGTCGTGACGATCGTGCAGTCGTTCGCTGGCGTGAACGTGAGTTCGAGCAGATGAAAGATTCCTGCGAATCGTGCGGGCAGGCTCTCGGTAAGAATGGGCTCGTATTTGCGGTAGTCTTTCATTTTTCACCTCCTTGTTTGCCGCGTGCCATCGAGTGTGCCGTTCCACGGCCTATACACACAACACAAAAACAACAAAATAAATACATATATAAGAAACAACGGAACATTGGAATAGTTGTATATATATGTTTGGTTTGGTTGGAATTCCAACGATTCCACTGTGCCAAAGTTTTGGCACAGAATGGCACATGTGCCGTTTTTTTCTGATGATGTGAGCTGTTCACTATGCCACCCTGTGCCTTTTCAGAGATTTCCTCTCGAAGAGATTCATCATGTTCGGGGCAGCGTCCGTCGCAGCCGCGACAGGCGTGGCGGACGCTGTAGTCAAATTCGACGGTTTTAGAATTCAGGCTCTCGTCCACTGCCTGCGCCGAGCGCGTTGATGACCTGGTCGACCGGCTTGCCGAGGAGTCCTGCGATCTCCTGCGCGGTCTTTCCCGCAGCGGCGAGCTGGCTTATGGTCTGCCTGTCGCTCGCGGTCAATTCGTTTGGCTGTCCGATGGTGGCCGGCTGGCCGTAAGCGGACTGTTGTGGCTGCTGTGGCGCATACTGCTTTTGTCCTGCCTGCGGGTCGTTCATCGCCGCGTTCAGATCGGACTGTTTCTTCGGCGTGACGACGTAGTCGTAGATCTTCGCATCGTTGTATCCGCGGGTCTTGGCGGGCTGTGTGCGGGCGAACGTGGCTTTCAGATGGTCGCCGACGTTCGGATGGTCGCCGACTCCGGCCTGACGGCATGCGAGGCGCAATTGGCCGATGTTGTAGCCTTTGACGTACACTCCGCGGATGCCGCTGTCTCCGACCCTGTCGGGGTCCTGCAGGCTGGTCTGCAGGTGGATGACGACCTGCGGCTTCGGCTTGCCGTTGGGATAGTAGAGGGGTTCACCGGTGGTGAAGTCGGTCTGCTGTTCCGCGCGGATCTCCACGATTTCGCCTTCCACGCTGGTGCCGATCGGATCGTCCTTGCTGAACGCGCTGGGCGCGCCTCCCTGCATGACGTCGTCAAGGCTTAACGTTTCGGCGGGCTGCTGCTGCGCCTGTTGTGGCCGGTAGCTGGCTCCGCCTTGCTGGGTGAATCCGCCACCGTAATTGTTGTTTCCGAACATTGTCTTTTTACCTTTCTATTTTGTGTAGGTGGATTCGAGCAGCCCGATGAGCTGCCCCCATTTGTCCGGTATCGCCGGATATTGGTTTTGGTTGAGCTGGGAGAGGTCTCCGAGCTGGTCGTCCGGCCAGCTGCCGCATTGGAAGCAGTGGGTCGGACTGGTTGGCAAAGCGTGTATCCACGCGTCGCGCACGTTTGGTCCGTCCGATTCCTCGATGAGGTCAAGGAGGTTGACGAGGAGTTGCGCGCGGCTGAGCGCCCACCGTCCGGGTTTCGGGTCGAAGTCGAATTCGACCGGCAATGCGTCGGCCAGACTGACGCTGTTCCTGGGCAGGAAGTAGATCGCGTTCCTTTTGCAGGGTTCGCCGTCGTTTTCCAATCCGATGCCGTACAGGCTCGCCTGTATGCGATATTGCTGGCTTGGACCGTTGGCTTTGACGTTGCGGATTGTGGTGGGGCCGGTGATTTTCCAATCGATGGTCGTGTTGTTTTCCGCGTCGTACAGGTCGATGCTGCCGTGGATGCGCTGATGGCCGTGGAGTCCGTGGATGCTGCCCACGTCGACGTGTCTTTCGGCTTCGAAGCGTTTCACGGCCCATGGTTCTCCTC